CCCGTGGCCTGGTTTCCTGAGGAGGTGGAGAAGTGACGGTAGCAACACTGGATGATGTTCAGGGGTCGCTTATGCGGTACCTGGAGGATGACGAGAAGACCTGGGTGCAGGCTCTTCTGGATAGGGCTGAGGCCCTGATCCTGTCGCGCATGCCTGACGCCGTGAACCGGTGCCGAGTCGACTACAGCTTCTCCATCATCATGCGGATGGTGGAGGCCGAGTCGGTCTCCCGTGTCCTCAGGGCGCCTGGCGGCGGCCTCTACAAGTATGAGACCGAGGGCACGTACACCTATTCGGTGAATCAGGCGGTCGCGTCCGGCATCCTGGAGATCACCGATCGCGACTGGCAGGCCCTTCAGTCTGGCACCTCCGGCTGGGGTGTGGTTGGGGCCGAGATGGACGGGTATGCGCGGCGCACGCGCCTCCTGGGCGCCCTGGAGGGGCCTCTGACGGTTGACCCCACGTACCTGCGCGGCCCCTCAGTCCTGGACTTTGCTGGGGATCACCCCGTGTATGACGAGGACGAGGTGACACTGTGGTAGGGTTCCGGCCCCGCCGTGGGCGCTACCTGGAGAATGGCCCCCATGTGGTTGAGGTGACGCTCGCTGTCGTCAAGGAGGGCCGCACTGGGCGCCGGTTCGAGCGGGGGGAGACCTTCGTGGTCGACAAGGTGCTGGTGCAGCCGTCCGCAGGTAACGCCCTGAAGGCTACCGAGAACCGCGTCATTCGCGGTGACCTCACGGATGAGACTACACTGAAGGTGTTCGGCACTGGCAGGAAGTGGCCGGGTGGTCCGCACTCGTGGGTGAAGATCATCAAGGGTCCCGAGTCGCTGGTTGGGAAGACGTTCCAGCAGGCCGGTGAGCCGCTCACCTATGATGCCTCCCCGATGACTCGCCACTGGTCTGTGCGTTGTGACACGCTCGGAACGGAGTCCCGATGATCGAGGTCTACGATAACGAGGCTGTTCACGAGGACATTGCTGCCGTGGTGGCGCGTCAGCCTGAGTTCGCTGCCGCCGCCGCGAAGGTGTTCGCAGAGATTGAGGCTTCCGCTGCGGCGCACATGCAGACCGGGGAGCAGGTTGCGTCGTTCAGCCTGTCGCAGGGGAAGGTGGACTGGTCCATCTCCCCGTCCACTGACCATGATGCGGCCCTGGAGTTCGGCCACTACGTGTATCAGGATGCTCAGGGGCGCCGGTCCGGACGGGAGGGTGCCCGTTATCGCACGTGGGTCCGCGGCACTTACATCATGCGTAGTGTTGTCAGCGCCCACGGGGGGTTCTGATGGCATTCGTTAGCCCCCTCCCGTTCATCTACCGGTACGTGCAGGATGCGGCCGCCGCCTACGCGAGCGAGTGGCCTGTCCTCTCCCGGATCGCGTGGCGCACACACGGTGACGTGGACGACCCAATGAATGAGCTTGTGTGTCGCGTCCAGATGACCATCTCCCGTATTCACCCGTCTGGGCCGACGTTCGCGGCAACCCAGATCAGGGCTCGCCTGTACATGACTGGGCCAGACGGGGATGAGGTGTCCGACGCGAGTGACGCGCTCGTGCAAGCCATTGAGAAAGCTTGGAGGTCAGGAATGGTGACCTCCGAAGGCTGGGCTACTTACCTCGAGTGGACCCAGCTGCCCACGCCGGAAACCGACATGGGCACAACCGCCGACTACATCAACATGGTTTCGTCCCTCCAGGTGACGGCCAGGAAGGGAGCCTGATGGCTAACCTCGGAAACAGCAAGATTCAGATCGCGGGCCGTGGCCACGTCTACTACGCCAATAACGACACTGAGGCCCCCAACCTTGACGGCTACGTCTTCGGTGACGGCACCACCCTGGAGGGGCGTGGGTGGACCTGGCTGGGCGACACCTCCAGTGAGAACCTGATCGAATTCGATTCCGATGGTGGAGACACGTCCACCAAGCGGACCTGGGACCGTCAGGGTGTGCGCTCCACCCGCGAGGACGTCACCAACAAGGTCACCATCAACGCCGTCAACCTCGGGGAAGACGTCATGCGCGTGGCGTTCCCGGGCTCTACCTACGACCCGGCGAAGCGCGCCTGGGATATCGAGCTCGACGCCTCCAGTGAGCACGCCATCCTCGTTGTCGTCGAGGACGGTCGCATCGTCTCCGGCTACCTGTTCCGGCGCGTCTCCCTCGCCGGAAACATGCCGTCCCTGTCTCTGGACAACTTCACTGAGGTCAAGATCGCAGGCACCCTGCTCTCACCCAACTCCGGTAAGAAGCGCGTTCAGATGCTTGAGCCGCGCGTCGTTACCGGCGTTGGTACTGCGAAGCCGACCATTGCCACCCTGACCCCCC